TAGTAAGTTTATTATATCTTGCCAATATTGAAGTTTTTATGTGTGCTTTCTAGCTCAACTAGGTATTCTCTTGCTCTTTCTACCTTGTTTTGTATCTTCATTATCTCATGCTCATCTCTTTCTACCTTAAATAGCAGTACTCTCTCAGGAATATCAATGTCATCAAAGGTCATATTGAATGTAATTTTAGCCGATTCTTTGATAAATTCAGGGCTTTCCTCTGATATTACATCCATTTTCTTCAATAGGTAGTATTTCTCCTGCTCAATTATACTATCTGGTGTATTTACTAAGCAATATGCAATATACGCCTGTTCTGCATTTGTAAGCCACATATAGGACATTAGCTGCCAATAGTATAGATTATCCAATTTATCAGGAATATTGCCTAGAAACGTCCATAAATCGTAACTAGACTTAATATCTGTGATTACATCTGCGTTGCTTATACTTTCGCCTTCAAAAATATCTGGCAAACCTGTAATAAAATCGTTTTGAATTCGTTCTTCGTTCTTCTGTAGATGCTTTTTTAGGTATCTTGACAGTAAATCAATTGAGCTTTCTTCCACCTCTACTCCTTTTCTCATTTGTTTTGTCTGAATATCTCTCTTTCTACCGTATTTTTCTGCAATGTATACATCTAATAAGTGTGATTTTGCAGTTTTTGATAATTCTCCAGCATCTTTTGCTGCTTTTGATTGTGGTTCTGTCATTAAATATCCTACAGAACTAGAGCGAATAAGTGTTTTAGAAAAGTCTATCATTTTATTTAGCGTTTAAGGTTTTCAGTTTTTGGTCGTAATGTTCTTTTAGCGATTTGGGAATCACAAATTGGTATGTTCTTAATTCATCAATACTATTGCAATCATCTATTAGTAGCTTATATCTTTGTTCTGCACGGTCAGGAGCTTCTTTTTCTATTACAATTGTAGGCAAATCAGCTTCTTCTGTTCCTCTGTTCAATCCTCCACCAAATAGCTTACCAACTTTTCTGCAAGCATTTTTAAATGCCATTGTAGAACATTTTGGTGTAGCTAATGATAATAATTTCATTGAGTTTACGTATTCGGTTGCAGTTCCTGTTTGTATATATTCCTTTCCGCCACTAAAGTAAAATAACTTTACCGTCTGTGTTACTGATACACCATTTTTATCTTGATATATAACCGGAGAAAAAATTATTTCATAGTGCCAATCATCAAAAACTTTGTCACAAAGACTTTCAATCAATTCTACTTCATTGAATTCGTATTCTGTCTCATTTGAAATAGACTTCTTTGTTTTAATCCATTCTTTTGGCTGCTCTATATTGCATAGTTCTTTAAATGTGCGTGCGTTTGCGATTTGGTTATCCACCAATTGCAGGAGTTCTTTGGTTGTCATTAGTTAAGGCCGTTTAATTATTTTACTCTTGTTACGTGGGTCGTTGCGTCAAGAGATTTAATTTTGAAAACTTTGTCTTGGTTTCCTTCTTTCCTTTTAAGGTTTGAAACCATAACCATTACTGATGTGTATGGATTATTTAGTACAATAGTTTCATTTAGCTGCAACTGAGCTACCTTGTTTGATACCGATTCTGGGTCTGGATGTCGTGCCATGTGTATTTGTTTTATTTTAGAACAAAAGTATATTAATTAATTTAATTAAAAAAATAAATTTAATAAAAAGCCCCCATATAAAATATACAGGGGCGTTGAGACCTTAACTAAACCTTATTGCTAAGGCAAATATAATGAATTATTCAAGTTAATTAAAACTGTTGCATTGAATCCATAGCAGGTGCAATTCCTAAAGCTCTACGAATCTTATCTGGGTCTGTTTCAGGAGTTCCATCTAAGCGAAGAACCCTACGTTGGTATGGTTGCGGATTAGCGTATACAATTTTTTTGCCACCGGGAATCTGACCGCCTCCAGCGCCTAAGAAATCTTCTTCAGTTGACTCTACCCCATCTACTATATATTTTTTAGTGCCTTTAGGAGGGAATAGTGCCTGCTTTATCAACGCCTGCGTTCTTACGCCAAGAATATCATCAGCGTATGTACCTGCTTTTGGCATACCATATTTTTCAACCATTCTTTGAAGTTGAGCCTGACCTTGAGGTGTAGACTGAAGAAGTGCTAATTGAGCTTCTTGGAAGGCTCTATTACTTGTTGTAGGTAAATTAAAATCTTGCGCGTATTGCATTAACATTTCAGGTGTTAATCCAGCTTCATTTGCACTAAAAGCATTGCTTAAACCAGTTGGGGTTTTTTCAACACCGCCAGCATAAACCGTTAATCCCGGTTTTTTTTCTTTCTTACCCTTCTTGCCCTTTTTACCACCTCCGCCTCCGCCGTACAATTCAGATGGACTTGACATCATACCAAAGTTTTCCATATTTAAATGTTTTACCAAATTTAAGATTTTTTTTTAACTTTTGATTAACAAGCCTTAATATTATTTTTGCATTATAAAATTTAATAAAATGAACGAAACTTTTAATGATTGTGTTTACCTCCTAGAAAATATTGCTTATATACTCGGAATTACTTATGAAGAAATAAACGTGTGGATATTCTGTATTATTTGGCCAATTTTAACTATTTGGCTGGCTTACATGGCTTTTGGCAAAAAAATAAAGAGAAAGATTATTTTTTAGGTTTACCTGTTTTTTCATCAAAGTATATTCTTCCGTAAACTTTTTGAGGGGATATGAAGCCGGCTTTTGCAAATTTTCCAAGAGCGGTAGTTAGTAAATTAGAGTTTTCTCCTGAAGTTCCACTTGACGGGTCAACATCCCAAACATCAGAGTAACTTAAATACACCCCATCTTTATCTTTTTTTACACCTAAAGTGCCCTGTCCAAGTCCGGGAACTTTCATTACATAACCGCCTTTTCCCTTTTCGTAGGGAAGTCCTGATTCTGTTAATAATTTTTCCAAATCAGACTCTGAACGAATTCCAGATTCTAGAATTTTTTTACCCTGTTCTGTTTGAGTAAACATATTATTCAATATGTCACTTTCAATTGCTTTCGATTTCATGTACCTAGAACCTTTTTCAGCCCCAATTGATGGCTTGTATTCAGAAGGCTGAAGTGTGCCATATTGCTGTGGTTTATTAGCAAACATATTTAGCAAATCAAGTCTTGTTCTTGCTTCATTTGAAGGCTTACCAGTGTACGGGTCAACGCCCTGTTGTGCTGCTTTTTCTGTCAAAATCCTATTAGGCTCTTTTTGCCCTAAAACAGTATTTACCGCACGGCCATACCAAGGCATTTGTGCTCCGGTCTGCGCATCTACATCATCGTAGTTATACGGATTTATGTTTTCTGAAAGATTTCTTAATGCCATTCTAGTTAATAAAGATTCTTCAAAAAACGGACCAGTTATAGGATTTGTAAAAGCCTCATTTGTCATCACATCAGCAAAAATATTTGCCGCCCTACCAAGTAATTTTTTACCAAAACCCGGTTCTTGTTTTACTTTTTTTTGAGGTTGTTGCGGTTGCTGAGATACTTGCTGAGATATTCTTGATAACAATGCGTTACTAGCCGCATCTTCGCCTTCTTGTAAAAATGGCAATCTAGTAACTGGTGTATTCAAATTTCTAAATCCACCATAAGATTTAAAAGGAGGCTGAGTTATACCAAGAGGCATTGTTTCAATTTTTACAAATATACCACAAAATCACAAATTCACAACCACCCCAACAACAAAAAGAAAACCCAAAAACACCAAAAAAAAATTTTTGAAAAACTGACAATTAATTTAATTAATGAATTTCGGGGCGAAGCTCGCTTGGACATGGAGGGGGTGACGTTTTAAAAGTGGGGGTGCGTTTTCCTTCGGGCAAATGGCAAAGCGTGAGCCGGTGGGGTTTGCGTTTCGGTTTCCGGTTTCGTTTCGGGCTATTGCGTGGGGGTGGGTGGTTTGTCGGGTTCGGGTTCGGGCAAAGTTATTGCGCTTGTTTGCGTTTCTTTCGTGTCTTGTTTGGTGGTTGGTAGTGTGTGTAAGGGGGTAATATCATTTTGAAAAAATAGGTGCCTTAATGGGCTTTATTTTGAATATTTTAGATTTAGGCCTAAATTAAGCCGTTTTATAGCCTATTTAAGTTAATTTTATGGACATAATTAATTTAATTTTATTGAAATATTTTTCAGAATCGTAACATTTTTTTGTTTTTATCGTAACAAATCGTAACTTAGCGTAACAAATCGTAACAAATCGTAACACATGATAAAGAAGAAAGAAAACTGCGAATATTGCGGTGAAAAAATGGAAAGCATAACCGCTAAAAAAAGGTTTTGTTCTGAAAAATGTAGAGTGTATTTTTCTAGGACAAAGAGTGTTTTAAAAAATGAGCCGCAAAAACAAATAATCGGCTCAAATTTTGCTTCTAAATTAGAAAAAGAAACCTCTATTGCAAAAACTAATATAGAGCCCCCATCTGGACTAAAAGGAATGGATTTAATGATTTGGAAATCTGAAAATAAAAATAATTAAAAATGAAAAGATTTATAAGTTTTAGTGGAGGTGTTGAGTCTACTACAATGTGTTTGCTTTATGGCAAAGGTGCTACTGCAATTTGGTGTGATACTGGTGCAGAACATGGCGAAATGTATGAAAGAATCAATAAAGTTGAAGATTATATAAAAGATTTTCACAATGGTGAATTTAATTTAATTAAAATAGGGGGGGGGAAATTGTATAAAGGCGAATTATATTCTAGCTTAGAAGATTTAATAGTTGCCTGTAAGGTTATGCCTAGCCAACAAATGAGATTTTGCACCAATTATTTTAAAGCAGCGCCAATAGATAAGTATTTAAAAGAGCAAGGAGAGTGTGAGCTAATGATTGGATTTAATTATGATGAACAAGGCAGAACTGGTAGCCTAGAAGCAATGAAAAATGTAAAATATACTTATCCTTTGATTGCAGATGGGTATGATAGGAATGATTGTGAAGAAATATTGAAAAAACATGGTATGCACCCTAATTTCCCTGTATATATGATGCGAGGCGGATGTAGGATGTGCTTTTTCAAAAGCGAAAAAGAATACAAAGCCATGTATCATTTGAATAATAAAGAATTTATGGAGGTATTGGAATTTGAGGAAAAAATTCAAGATAAAAGGAAGAAGTTCTATTCAATAATGGGTAATGGTAAAAGACTTAGGGATTTAATGACAGAATGTGAAACCGAAAAATTAATGTTCCCAGATATAGAAAAATTATATAAATCATTAAAAAAAGAAACAAGCTGCGGTGCGTTTTGTCATAGATAACTTATGGAAAACTATAATCTAAGATGCAATTACGAACAATTAGTGGTTAAGCTATCTCTAATTGCAAACGAGAAGGTTAAAAACCTAAAATACCTATCCGACTACCAGCTTCTTTGCAGGTTGAATGAGCTTTTA